GCTGGAGCCCGCCTTCGGGGACCTCCCGGAGGCGAGCTCGTGGCCAGCCGCAGCCCACGAAGGGCTGCTGCGGTTGGCAGCCCACCTGCTGGTGGAGGCTTGGGAATTCCAAGCCCCCGCCAGTGGGGCCCAGGTTCGCCTGTGAGATTGCGGGTGGTGGAGTCGGTAAGGGCCGCCGACTCCACCACCTGTCCTTTGTTTTTAGCCACTAGCTTCCAGTACGCCTGGGCGGGAACACATCAGGCTGCTGGCGCATGTCCACTTGGTTCTGCGCTCCGGCCTGCTGATTGGACATCTGGGACAAGAACTGCTGTACCATCTGCGCTAGCTCTGGGCTTTGCATTGCCAAATTCTGGATGGCTAGCTGTTGCTGATCCGGAGGCAAGTTGGCGATAAGCTTGGCCTGATACAGCGCCATACTAACAATGTCTATTCCAGCTCCGGCACCCTGGCCTTGTAGATTCTGCCCAGAGTTTAGGGGGCTAGTAACGCCCATTTGAGACATCACATTGTTCTGTTGCACCGGTGGTTGTTGTTGTGTTTGCTGTGGCTGCTGCCCACCGCCAATTGGCGGAACTGCAGAACCAACTGCAGGTTGTGCTTCAGCCATCTGACTACCAGGGGATGCACCAGCCTGTTGTGTCTCCGGGCCACCAGGTTCTCCAGGTGCGGCTGGTTGCTGCTGTGCTTCCATCTGCACCTGCTGCGCCTTGGCTTGATACTTGGCCATGATGAGCTGGCTTTCGCCCTGCATCTCAGCCATGGCGAGTTGCTGTTTCTTCGTAGCCGCGAGACGGTCATCCGTCTCCCGGATCATAATGGCGTTCTCTTCTTTCTGGTCATAGTCGCACTCCGCCAGAAGGGATGTATCAGACAACTTGCCCATCTGGTTGATCTGTGCAAGGAACGCCTTTCGCTGTAGATCGTCCGCCATCTTGAAGGGCTTGAACCGTATCTTTGCCACCGGCCAATCCAAAAACGCAGCGATCTCTTGCATTACCCATTGCGCAAGCTGCCGCTGGCGCATGATGTAACCAATAAATGCGTTCTCTAACATCCGCATCGACACATTGGTACCGGCGTAAGAGAGACCACCAAACAGAAACTCCCGTGGCACGCCGGCACCAACACAAAGCTGCTCACTCAATTGTTGTAACTCGCCAGTCAATAGAAGAGCCCTACCGTCCCCACCTAATGTCTGCTGTCCAACTGGGAGCGGCATGATCGGGATGTAGTTCGGGTCCATACGCCAACGGGCAATCTCGTTGGCCACATGCTCACGCCATTCAACTAGATTGATAGTGGTAAATGGGTCGCTAGTACCAGACGCAGCCTGCGGAAACAGAATCCTGAGCGGCAGTATGTGTTCAAGTAGAACGGCCTCCTGCGCCTTCTTCATGATCTGCATGTAGAAGACATCCTTCAATACAGGCAGCAGAAGGGGGATGCCCCAACCGCGATCTATTGTGGCAAGGCTCGGCCTCTTCAAATGGAAGAGCTTATCCGGACTGAAAACAATACCTTTGTTTTCTTTTACTGCTTGTATAAAGACCTGTGGAATGTCGGCAACGATATCCTTACGACCGACCGTGATGTCGTTACGAAGTGTGGGCGGGATCGTATAGAAGTAAGTAAAACGCCCAGAGATCGGGTTGTAGTCGATTTCAATATCCTCTGGGTTCCATCTGATCAACCTAATCCCAGACGGGTTCTTCAAGAACTGTTGATGTACTTCTGCATCACCGGAGTTACCACATTTGGGGCACGTAAGTCGGAACTCGTTGTTCGTAAACAACCAGTTGTTCTTGCACTTTAGCGCTTGCTCGCTCCACCCACAGTAGCGGCACTTCAGCCATTTGATCATCTCATAACTAATGGCCGGAAAGCTGTTGCCGTAGGTGTGGTAATCCAAACCAGTTTCGACTTGGAAGGCACGATAACGAAGGTGCTCGTGCCAATACTCAGTCCACTTCCGAACCACCTCCTGACTTTCGTGCTCAATGATGACGTCCGTGACTGGGTACTCGGACAGCTTGAACACCGCCGCGTTGAGAATGGGATTGGTCAGGAAGTAGTACCTGCACCAACGGAACATGGACTTGATCGTAATCGGCAGGTAGGTATGCGCGATATCAAAGAACGGGGATGGGTAGTTCATCCCCTGCGCCGGACTACCCTGAATACGACCACGAGTGGACGCGAACCTAAGATTGGACCCAGGGCCGGTCGCCAGCCCCTGCATTCCTCCAAAGAAGCTCACGCTACACCCCCAACTTGCTGCTGTTGATCAGGTGGAGCTACTTGCCCATTGGGCGGCGCAACGGAACCGGTCATGGCCTTTACGCCCTTGGCAACTGCACCGCCAACTGCCCCACCCACGTCGGCAGCGCCACGGGACACCAAGCTGAATGGGCTAATGTCGGGTAGGCCAGCCGCCGCTGGTGCCATAGCCAATGTGAAGCTAGCCGGGTTCCATGGAAGTAGCATCATAGGCACAGTAGATACTAACGATGAGCCCAATGTCCTAGCCCTGCCCTCTGCATCTTGACCTGGCATAAGCATGGACACACCAGTTAGCGCAGCGGGCACACCAAACATAAGCGCCTTCTGTGCTTTTGTGGTTCCGTGTATCGCCGCGTTCCAGCCAGCTCGCGCTGCTTCTCTCGGTCTGGTGACGAACGCCTTGACCGCACCTGGCAGACTGGTAAGACCCATCTCCTCCGCCCTTTGCATGGCCTCGTGGGCTTTCCTTGCATTGGCGATGGCGGCCTGGTCCCCGCTCTGGATGGCTTGCTGTAGATAATGTTCGGTCTGCGCAGTGGCACCGCCAAAGTCACTGGCTTTACCGTACCCAGTCCACTGATGCAGCGCATGCCCTCCAAAGTTGTGTAGAGCCTGCCCGGGGTTTACCTCGCCCAACCAAGGTAACTTGAACTTTCCAAGGGCGCCTATGCCAGCTCCGGCACCAGCACCGATACCAGCGCCTAGCAGCCCCCTCGTCAACCCAGACCCTATCGCTTGTGTTCTGCTCTGCCCTTCTTCCCTAGCCTTGTTGTATCCACTAAGGAAACCAGCGGCACCGCCCATGGCACCTCCTGTGGCCGCGGCGCCACCTATAAATCGCCGAGCTATCGGAGTGATAGGCGCACTGGTCTTTTCTATTTCCTGCAAGAACGCACGCATTACTTCAGGAGTTATGCTAGGCATATAGTATCTCCTTTAGTTGCTGCCGAAGATTGGCCCTGGAGTCTTCCAGGATCTTATACACGTCCAGCATCCTGCGTAACTGCTCATCCTCCACAGTATCGCCAATCGGTGGCTTCTCCGATGTGCGTACATCTCTCCAACGCTTCAGGATATTGGGCACGTCAATCGGCAGTCCGTCCGTGTCAACCTTGACGAAATCAAGCGGCGCTTGAGGCACTAGGATCTCATCATGCCGGTGCACTATGGCTATGTATGTCTTGACCTCTGTTGACCAGTCCACATCGTCGCGAACGCGATTCGCGATGTCTACAGCTATCATACACTGTGCAACCGTAGGTACTTGCATAACCTCGAAGTCCGGGGGGACGCCGTTTAGCGCCATTGTAGACCTTTTACCGAAGCCAGAACGAGTCCACCAGGTGCATCGTCCTCATGGCCTGAAGCTTCGATAGATTGACGAAGCTGATGTTGGTCCTGAAGTCCATGGGCACGCGCAGCTCGATCGTCTCCGGTTCCCACAATAGCCAGTCCACCCCGTACTTCTGGGTCATCAAGATGTCCAGCGCTACAGGATGGGAGTTGTAGTGCTTCATGATGTTGCGAAGATTGACCGAACCGGACACCTGCTGATCCTTATCGGTTGGCTGCGCGACATGCTGGTCTTCAGCAGTAGCCGGAGAGGGTTGGGCGGACACCACATTCACCTCTGCACGACCATCCGGTGGTGTTTGGAGGAAGATCTCCTTGAAGTCGTCGATGGAGCTGCCCATCAAGCCCCCATTCCACTAGGGGAGTTATCGGTCGCCAACCGCATGATGTAGATCTTCTGATCCCTGGGCAACGATTTGAAAATGCCAACCGGATCCTTGTGAAACTCGTCGGCGAACTGGTCACCAAAGGTCTTACGGAGAAGCGCCCAGGCAGAACCGGTACCGCCACCCGGCGAAGCCAGATTCCGAAGCTGCTCCTCCGTCACCGTCTCGCCGGCGATGTTCTCGACAAATGCCGCCGTCTTCTCGACACCGTAGGTGGACCAGTACGGATCGGGTATGTACTGGTCATAGTAGTGATGCAACCCGGTATTCCGATCGAATAAACTCAACGCTTGGCAGAACACGTCGGGGTGCATGTACGCGCGCTTTTCGAACAGCATGTCCAACACCGCATGGTGCCTGTCGTCCAAGAGCGCGCTTTTACGAACGTCCATGGCCAACTTTATTTCTTCATCCGGCGCGTAGTCTTCGGAACCGTACTTGATGGCTTCTTCACTAACCTCGATACCGATAGCCGAGGCCGCTTTCACCATGTTGACACAATAGGTGTGGCGCTCCACCGGCGTCATCCTGGGTCCATACTCGTCAAAGTACGCAGCGGCCCTCTTGATCTGCACCAGGTTGTCGAGAGGGTAACGACCATTCAGAGCATACCTGGACGCCTTCTTTTCATACACCGGCCGCTCCGGCCCATCCTTACCACGAACCTCGATGTTCGGTGTCATAACCCTGCCCGCAAACTGACGGCCCGATGGC